AAGGACAAGGAACTGCGTGTTCGCGTAACGGACAGAGGCTGCAATATGTTTGGGCTTACTATGAGCGACACTAACGAAGGCATCTTTGACGGTACGGTTGCTGAATTTGTAAAGTTTTGCTTTGACGAGTCCTACGCATAAAACGGTTGACAAAGTGTAGAGTTGGTGTTATACTAGCTCTACACTAACACTACAGGAGCAGACAATGAAGGCAATTAAAGAGTATGTGGAGCAGAAGAATAAGTGGATCACTTTGTTTGGCCAGCCTGCACTGAGCCTGCTGGACGCTAAGGATCGTCAGCGTATTGCACAGAGCTTGGACGCAGACCTTAGCCCAGAGAACTTGACCTGCGACGGTGAACTGCGTGGTGCAGAGTTGCAGAAGCGTTATACCTTCCTTACCAAGGCTGCTCGTGAGTTGAAGGCAATTGATCCCAGCGTTGAAATTTACGAATTCTAAGGAGCTGTTATGGACCAGGACCTGATTGACCTAGTGCTTAATCAGATAGCACAGGACGTTGACAACAAAGACTTCACAGCTATAGAAGAGCTGTTGAAGTATGTGCCCGAAAAGAACTTAATCGCATACTTACCTGAAGGAGAATACAATGCCTAACTGGTGAGCCAATAGTGTTGTGCTCAAACACAAAGACCCTACATTCATTGCTAGGGCCCGAGCTGCTGCTGAGAAAGACGGCCTGCTTAACGAATTCATTCCTGTGCCCAAGGATCTCAAAGAGACTATCGCAGGTTCTTTTGGTGATACAGAAGAGCAGAAGCAACTGGAGATTCAAGAAGCCTACAACATAAAGAACTATGGATACAGCAACTGGTATGACTTCTGCGTAAACGAATGGGGCACCAAATGGGATGTCACTGGTGAAGTACAGGACATCGAAGATGGCTTGATGTTGACCTTTGATTCAGCGTGGGCACCTCCTATTGCAGCCTACGACAAGCTCAAGAGCATGGGCTTTGAGATTGAAGCCAACTACTACGAGCCAGGATGTGCGTTTGTAGGAGAATGGATCGATGGTGAAGACTACTGCTATCAGATCGAAGGTAACAGCGAGTGGGTGCGTGAGAACATTCCAGAGCATCTCGATGAAGCCTATGCTATCAGTGAAGGCATGGAAGAATGGGAAGCAGAGGAAGAGAATGAGTGAACTAAAGACTACTCTGCTGCAACAAGTAGCAGCTCGTAGGGTCAAGCAACTGTTCAATGAAACGGACATTGCTGAACGTCCAGCAGACCTTATTGCAGATATCATTCACTACTGTCAAGTGGAAGGTATCGATTTCCAAACAGAGCTGGACACTGCTTGGGTTTATGTAACAGAGGAATCATCAAATGAAGAGTAACACAAACAGATCTAAGAACCAAGAACATGATCTTAAGATCAACAAATCTAAAACTAGGCCTAAAGAACCTAACTGGGAGTTTGAAGCTCTGGAGGCCGTTATACGTAAATGGGTGACCAATGAGTAAACTGCAACTTCTGCATCGTCCTTGGGTAGTGTTCGATCCTTACAGCGAAAACCATCGCAAGTATTATGCAGATTTTACAAAATATGCAACATGGGGACGCTGTCCAGTCCGTTTTATTATGGATGACGACAGTAATGATTTAGTAACAATGATTCAGCGTAAGTTAGTAGAATACTATGTTGTCAGCGAGTTCAGTTTGGACGAATATAACGCCAAAAAAGGTTGACAGCTAGTTCGAACTAGCGTATAATTCGAAATGTAGTAAGGAATTACTCACTTGTTTTTTAATTAACTTTTGGAGATACACACACATGACTAACCAAGTTTTTACCGTAGCTGGCACTTCTAAACTCAAAGGCGAGTACAAAGTTCGTTTTGCCAACGAACTGATGCGCATCAAAGTCTTGGCCAAACACGGTCACGATGACATTGAGCTGGTTGAACTGCCTAAGGCAATGACCAAATTGGATGCTGTCAAGCACATTGCTACCCTTGACGAATTCCAATCCGCAGGCGCACAGAGTGCGATCGCTGACTACCTTGACCGTAAGGACTCTGCTCCTAAGGCCAAAGGTCCAGCTGTTAAAGCAGCCTCAGGCCCCGTTGCTAAGAAGGCTACTAAAGCCTCTAAAGCAGCAGTTACTGAATCAGTTGACGAAGACGCACCATTCTAATTAATCGCGTGTGAGGCCTCCGTATCGTATAAATAGTTTCACTATGCGATACGGAGTTTCTTTTTCACACGATTACTTTGATGGCTCAGTGGTCATTAGAGATTTTATGAGCGAACCAAAAGGCCAAGTCTTGGCCATCATACCTAGAGATGATAGACACGAAGCAGAACAAGAAGCACAAAGGCTCTGCGACTTACTTAACCAATCTTTATGACATTCGAACTTTATGAGGTCTGGGCCGAAGACTCTGATGGGCACCAAGAACTTGTAGATACTACTAGCAGCATTACAGAAGCTAGAAACATTGGTCAGAGAACACTTGACGATGGGTGGGAGTTTGTTGTAATATATAGAGAAACAGAAGACGGTGATTTAGAAGTAATAGAAGAACTGTAACCAAATTGCCCGGATGGTGGAATGGTAGACACAAGGGACTTAAAATCCCTCGCTGAAAGGCGTGCCGGTTCGAGTCCGGCTCCGGGTACCAAATACTGGCGTTCGTTCAACGGATAGGACATGGGTCTTCTAAACCCAGAATGGGGGTTCGATTCCCTCACGCCGGACCATATAGGGCCTCTAGCTCATGTTGGTTAGAGCAGCGGACTCATAATCCGTTGGTGCCGTGTTCGACTCACGGGGGGCCCACCAAACACTGGCGTTAGTATAATGGATAATACAGTAGCCTTCTAAGCTATCAATACAGGTTCGATTCCTGTACGCCGGACCAGATAACGTTAACAGTGCAGCGTAACAACTGCTCGAGTGGTGAAATAGGTAGACACAAGAGACTTAAAATCTCTCGCAGGCAACTGCATGCCGGTTCGATTCCGGCCTCGAGCACCAAGTATACAGCAGCAACAGCAGCAATCTAGAACACCGTGCGCAGCATATACAGCAGCGCACAGCAGCAGGCCGCAGCGTAGCCCAATCCGTGGCGCAGCTGCCACACTGTGTACAAGCTGTGGATAACTCACAGTCAGACTGTTCGCGAACGAGAAACCCTAGGCAGCATAGGGTCAAAATCCGTTCGGTTGACAACCAGTCCGAAAGACGCTATAATAGCGACATGGACACAAAAAACACTCTCCGCAAAAAACGAGTAGACCGTAATCATATCATATATGAGCTACGTGTTGCTGGTGGCAACTACATAGGCGTCACTGCTAAGACAGAGACTACTATTAATAAGAGCGTGTTGGCACGTGCCGCCAAGCACTTCTATCGTGCCAAACGGGAAGCTAAGGATTGGGCCTTGTGTCGTGCCTTGCGCAGTCTCAGCGACAAGAGCGAGATAGAAGTATACGTACACGAAGTCATTCGTGGCAAGGCAGCGGCTCACAAGCGGGAAGTTGAATTACGTCGTGCAATTATGCCTACACTTAACACAGACACAAGAGGAGATTGATATGAAAGCTATAGTAGACGGACAGACGGTCACAGTAGGGGATTGGGTGGGCTTTAAAGCGGACTGCGAGCAAAGCGGACAGATCATAGAGATCAAGAGCACCTATATGGGACAGGCACTAGTACTAGAGAACAAGAGCGGGTTCCACGGCGACTACATTGGTGGGTCTACAATAACCACACAGGAAGCCAGGGATTGTTGGCTGGAAGGTTGACACTGAGGCCGTTTGGTGCTATAATAGACACTTACACACACAAAAGGAGCGAGCAATGACATTTACAGAAGCAATGGTATACATTAAGGAAGTGCAAGACATGCACGACGAGCCTGTGTTGGAGACTCTCCAACGTATGGATCGCAGTCTGTTTGACTACACGGACCAGCAACGTGCGGCCTTCCGTGTGGTAATGAACGACTTCCGCAAGTTGTTTGCAACTTCAGTCTAAGGAGACGGTATGCAGGTACACTTTGTAGACTCGGGCGTTGCCCAGGACCTAGGCATTTGGGAAGTTGATTGCCACAGTTTTAAAATGGACGCAGACGATGCACCCTATGCTCTAGTCAGCAACCCCTGGGTCAAAGACGACAGCCTACGTGCAGAATACAAGTTCTACAACAACAGCCTACGATGGGTGGTTGACATAGATTGATTTTGAGCATATAATAGACACTTACACTAACACACAAGGAGCGCAAAATGGGTACACGTTCACGCATTGCAGTCATGCATGGTACAGTATGCAAGTCAGTCTACTGTCACTGGGATGGCTATTTGGAATACAATGGCAGTCTATTGCACAAGCACTATGACAGCGCCAAGGCTAACCATTTGGTCTCCTTGGGTGACTTGAGCAGCCTGAAGCCAGAGATTGGCGTAGAGCATGCTTTTGGCTATCACGGCACAGAGATGGATGCAGACACTTACGAAAAACTCTACGGCAACATGTGTACGTTCTACGCTCGCGATCGCGGCGAGACTGGTACAGAGTTTAAGACTGCGCACACCTTTGAGGAGTTCCTCGAACAGGTAGACAATGGCTGTGCTGAGTGGTACTATGTTATGCGGGACGGCGTGTGGTACGTGGGCAACGTTTACAGCGCCCACCCAATGTACAAGACGCTGACACCACTAGCAGAAGCACTAGAAGCCCTGCCAGCAGAAGCTGAAGTTGCATAAAAACAACAGATGCATTTAGGGGTTGACAAGACCCCTAGAGTGCGCTATAATAGACACTTACACACACAAAAGGAGCGAAGAATGGCTACACTAGTTGAAATTGTTGAGGGTTCCTACGGCGCCCGTAAGAATCAGATCTACTCAGGCATCCGCTTGCAGATGATCAAGGACTTTGACGGCGAATGCATTACTTGCCTTGCAGGTGATGAGCTTGAAGGTGGACGCACACCCTACAAGAAGATCCGTGTTAAGGTTCCAGGCATTACGGCCTATCGTGTGGTTTCACACATTGACGAAGAGCCTGTAGGCGACAAGAGCCTTGTACAGTTGAAGGTAGCTGATACGGCTGTAGCACACATTACGGACGAAGAGCTGATTGAGAAGACTCGTGCTCGCTTCCAAGTACTTACAGATATGACCAAGGCTGTTAAGGCTGGTGATGTTCGTGCAATGATTGTGACAGGCCCTCCAGGTGTAGGCAAATCGTTTGGTGTTGAAGAAGTGTTAACTAAGGACGACTTGTTCAATACACTAGGCGAGCGCAAGCCACGCTATGAGATTGTCAAGGGTGCTATGAGTGCCATTGGCCTCTATGCCAAGTTGTACGAGTTCTCAGCAGAGAAGAATGTTATCGTGTTTGATGACTGCGACTCAGTGTTGCTGGACGACTTGAGCCTGAACATTCTTAAGGCCGCTTTGGATTCTAGCAAGAAGCGTACTATCAGCTGGAACACAGACTCAAGACTGTTGCGTTCAGAAGGTATCCCAGATCGCTTTGAGTTCAAAGCAGGTGCGATCTTTATTACCAACATCAAGTTTGAGAATGTGCGTAGCAAGAAGTTACAGGACCACTTGGGTGCCTTAGAGTCACGCTGTCACTACATTGATCTGCAAATGGACACAGATCGTGAAAAGATCCTGCGCATTAAACAGATCGTCACAGACGGTATGCTTGACTGCTACGAGCTGTCAGATATTGCTAAGGACGAGGTCGTTGACTTTGT